TTTTGCATACTTGTGCATGATAGGATTTTCAACGGCGATTTTTGGTATTGGAGCGTCGAGAAGCGATTTGAAAAACGCAGCTCCATCATCAAGCATTTTCCACCTGGACTTATCTTTATGGAGCCATGAAACTCCACTGTTAGTAAGATAAGTGCATGGAGGATGGGCAACCATTAAATCCCATCCATCATTGATAATGTCGTTTACATCACCCTGATAATGTGGCCCATGAGAATCGCTAGGCAGCAAATCACAAGACATGGCATCATGCCCAGCCTTTATGAAAGCATCTCTTACCTTACCGCTATATTCACATGCAACCAAAACTCTCATGATCCTCGTTTCCACGCCTCAAGAGCTACAATCGCACCCATCGTTTTACTCAACGCTTTAGGTACTTCGATTTTTACTTCGTCATCCCATCGTTCCTGTCGTAACCAAGTCGCAGGGTAAGGAATGTAAATCCCTCCATTCTCGATCCACTGTTGAGTGTTTTTCTGGTTCTCAATCGCTTCCAGGATTAAATCAAGTGAAGGCCGGATCTTTTCTGTTTGAGTCCATGCCTTTCTTGCGTCACCCTTTGCGACTTTTCTTGGGTAAGATTTCCAGAACGTATCGAAGTCTTCCATGTGTCCTCCGTTTAAGAGTCTTCAGGGTAAACCTTGTTTTTTAACAATGTCAACATTTATTTTTAGGTGCAGGGTCACGGCATGAAGGTAAGCCGCCCCTGCTGCCGATGTTTTTTTGCGTTTAATAGGTCGCAAGTTACAGCCACTATCGGCTTGGCTTTTATTAAGATAAGTTATGACTTTAAACAAAGTCAATCTTTTTTTTCAAAGTATTTTTTAAAACAATTTTCTCCGCAGAATGAAACGTATTTTCTATGCTTTGTTGGCTGAAAACTTAATCCACATTCAAAACATTTTTTGTATATAAAGTATTTAATCATTTGCTTTTATTCCTTATATTTTTTATTTTTTTTAAGAATAAGCCAGCCATCAAGCTGGCGCTTGATAAACTCAGCCCTTACTATGTACTGCATCGGGCTATGCTAGGTGCCGTATCGCGTAACAACGCTATTGCGGGTGGCCTAGACCACTGTCCGCAGGGTATGGCAGGTGATTTCCCCCGGCTCCGCAGCTACTTATCCTGCGGCCTCTACCCCGACTGAGCCTTCTTGCTTACGCACTGGCTTTTCGTGCGGCCAATGAAAAACCCCTACGGCTGGGTTCACGGTCGCGGTAGAGATGGGCGCAAGGAATAGGAAAGTCGCACATCAAGACCGAAACCCATGCGTAGGGGTTCGCCTATCCTCACGCTCCACCGCTAGAGCGACCTGTCTTTTTCACAGGCACAGCAATGCTAAAACACGCATTTGAAAATGTCAACGTATTTCCGTCATTTCATATCACTTCATTTCATTTCATTTCATATCAGAGGCTTTACCCTCCCTTCAAGGGTGGCTTCAAGGGTGGTTTTTCACGGGTTAGCGAGGGGGTGAAAAAACTATCACTTTAAATAGTCAAAAGTAAACTTTTTTATAGTCTATTGATTATTAAGCGAAAATAGTTGTTGACATACTGTTAAACTGCGCTCAGAATGTCTCCACGGTCGAAACCTGAAGACCGGATGAAAAACAGGAGACAGCATGAATTGCACTTGCAATGTTTATAAATTCCCGCACCGTCCTGGTAGCGGAGGATGCAAGATTCCAAAGTGTTCAGAGTGTGAATTTGGTCGCGTAGAAAAAGACCCGTTCGGAACGGGCGATAAACGATACATCGAAATTCACTGTTTAGCACTGAAATGTCCGTGGGGGAAGGAATGACTGACAAACAAGCTACTGCTCTAGGTAGTTTCTGCGGACTAGCTCAGTTTGTTAAAGAAAACCCAAACGCAGTCTACTGGACAAATGGTTTTATTCAAAAACGGATGGTTGAGATTCTTAACGAATATAAGGAAACGTCATGCAAGCAATCGCAGCAGCTCTCGTAAAAGCTCAAAAAGAGTTCGGGCCAGCACTAAAGACCGCGACTAACCCACACTTCCGGTCTAAATACGCGGCTCTGGATGCCTGTGTAGAAGCGGTGATCGACGCTTTGAACAATAACGGCATCTTTTTGATGCAATACACCCATCCTTGTGAAGACGGGGTTATTGTAGAGACAATGTTTATACATGAGTCTGGTGAGCACATGTCCGGCGGTCGTTTGCACGTTCCAGCTTCTAAGCAAGACCCGCAGGGTTACGGATCAGCTTTAACTTACGCCCGTCGTTACAGTCTTCAAGCAGCCTGTGGTATCGCACCTGAAGACGATGACGGTAATGCTGCCAGCTCTAAAACCACCAGAGTATTAGTTCCAAAAAAAGCAGCAGAAGGAACTCGAGACAAAGATACTCTGACGTTCATCCTAGAGTCTTGCGAAGACCTGTCCTCTATGCAAGCAGAGTGGACAAAAATGACACCTGACGAACGGCTTTTGGTTAGTGACGTTAAAGACAAGCTCAAGGCGACTCTCAAATGAGGGAAAAAAACGAACTCCAGGGGACTGGACAATGGCACTCAGAACGCACAGGAAAGCTCACAGCGTCACGGATGAACGATGCCATGTCCTTCCTCAAAGGAAAGGCAGGGAAAGCTCCAGAGGAGTCTTCTAAGCGGTATGAACTCAAGAAAGAAATCCTCTTAGAAAGGCTGACAAATAACATCGTTTCCAAGTATGTAAATGATGCAATGCAACATGGAATCGAGACAGAGCCTTTGGCAAAGGAGACTTTTGAACAAAAGACGGGTATTCTTATTCAAGACGTAGGGTTTGTGAATCATCCTGTTATTGATAATTTTGGATGTTCTCCAGATGGTTACACCTCAGATGGTGGATTGATTGAGGTGAAGTGCCCCACAGAGAAAACGATGCTGGAATACATTTTAAAAGATGAGATTCCAGAGAATCACAAGAAGCAAATGTGCGTTCAGGCTTTGTGTACCAAACGAGACTTCATTCACTTTGTTGCGTTTGATAACAGACTACCTGAAGACATGCAGTTGTTTCACAAGATTTACACTCCGACAAAGGAGGAATTGAAGGAAGTAGAGTTAGCTGCGATCCAGTTCTTAGATGAAGTAGACGAGATGTTTTTCAAATTAACGCATAGATAGGAGTTTATATGGCATACGAAATGAAACCAGGCGAAGGATCGGCTTTTCTCAATGAGAAGAAAGAAGACTGGCACGCAGACTTTCGAGGTAAGGTAGTTCTCCCTGACGGTAAAACGCATTACCTGGATGTTTACAAAAAAACCGACAGGAATGGAAACCCGTTTGTGCGTATGAAGATTGGAAAAGAAGTTGCTGGCCGTACTGAAAGTGCGCCTAAAGTTAAAGACAACGGATCGGTTAATACTATGAAGGATGACATCCCGTGGTAAAACCTGAAATGCGAACAGATAGACTAAGAGAATATCTCAAACTTCTCTGCGAGGAACTAGAAACCGCTGCGTCTATGATCGAAGACAAAACGGTTTCTGAGTATCTTAAAAAACTTTCTGAGACTTATAAAGGCAAACTTTATGAATGAGAAACTTCAAAAGTCTTTGAGTTATCTAAAGAGCCGGAATATCTACATTTTAGATAATGTATTTAAACCGACCAATTCTGCCTCTACGGATGTTTCTATTACGTTCGCCAGGTATCGCAGGGAGGTATTGGATCAATCATTTCCTGCGGTGATTAGGAAGCGTAAATCTTAAATCTGCGGAGGTGGTTAAATTCTACACCGCGCAGGAGTCCAGCCATGACTGACTTTACGAGGCCGATCAATGAACCGAAAATCCGCGTTCCGATCAGCAGAATATTTAATCCAGAGCCAGATATAACCGCTTATGAGTTGGCGATTTTACTTCCGTATTTCAATGGAGCGCCCATGTATGAAGAAACACTCACTGAACTCGGAACCGCTGCGAGGCATTTAAAATGACTGACCACATTCACCACCGCCGCCCCTCACCCTACATATATGAGATAAGGAGAAAATGATGGTTGAGATGAGATGGATTGGGGCGCACGAGGCCGTATCCCAAGATTCTCCGTGTTTTAAAACGGAAGCTGGCGAAATGGTATTACAGTTTCGATATTACAAAGACCCGGAAATGCCTATTTGGACGGAATGGATAGACGTTCCTACTGTAATGGAGGAGCGATGAAAGAAGAAATTTAAACATTTATGGGCGGGTGGTGAAATTGGTAAACACAGCAGACTTAAAATCTGCCGCTAACGCTTGCCGGTTCGATTCCGGCCTCGCCTACCAAAAAGAAGCCCCTCACATAGAGGGGCAAAACGGGAAGGCAACGAAGCTATGAAAATAGTACCAAAAAAAACGGTTAAAGACATTATAAAAGAACACTACACAAGGCAGGATCAACGAAACTATAAAGGTAAACCATGTTTACTCATGGAATTTTGGACTACTTATGAAGTGGGAACTGAGATACCTGGAGATGGCGAAACTTGTATCGACCTGGAGCAAAGACGAGTCAACTAAAGTAGGCGCAGTAATCGTTGACAGTGACAATACTGTTATATCAGTAGGGTTTAACGGTCTTCCAAGACGAATACAGGATACAGATCAAAGACTAAACAACAGAGATGTAAAGTTAAAGATGATAATTCATGCGGAGATTAACGCCATAATTACCGCAAAAAGACCATTAAATAATACAACAATCTACACTTATCCGTTTATGTCTTGCTCTCAGTGTGCTGGCCTTATTATTCAATCAGGTATTTGTAGGCATATTTCCTACAAAACAGACAATGAGAGATGGAAGGATTCTTTTGATCTAGCTTTAGAGATGTTCGACGAAGCGAGAGTGATAGTTAATCTACTGGAGGAAAAATGAAGCTCTCTTACGAAGAAATTGAAATAATCCGAGACACTTTGGTTTTGTCTAAATTCCTAGAGCCTGAAGAAGCCAATACCTTGTGTGACATGGCTTGTAGGTGTCTGGATTTAGAATATGAATTTACACCTGGATCACCTCACCACGGAACTCAAACGAATCCTCACCAAACTTGAGAGCCAATTCTGGCTGCAACAGGATTCCATTCTTATAAGTTAAAACAGCGAATCCTGATTGCCAGTTAGTCTTTTTGCCTTCTAAATAATTAACAAACTGCGGATCACGAGATGAATCTGCGGTCATTCCATGACGGACTGCGTACCTACGACCCCTTCTATCGTCGTAGGCTACAACATCAGCCCTATGATCGTGGCCTGTAACAATATTCACACCAGACTTTAGTGTATTGTTATATCCAGCATGAATTCCACCGTTTTCCCTATGCCTGATTTCAGTATGACTTTGCTGCCCTTGATTTACAGTAACAAACCAAGCCGGAGTCCATTCAGGAATATGGTCTTTAAGGTGTACGCCTTTTAGATTTCTCAATTCAGGTAGATTGGCAGCGATACGACTTTCCATCCTTAAATCGTGATTACCTGCCGTCCATACTCTTTTTGAGTTAGGAGAGGCTTTAAGAATCTCACTAGACCTATCTTGCACAGCCTCAATTTCTTCTGCGACAGAAGGTTTAGATTCCCATCCAATAGACGGAAACCGACTAATAGAGCTACCGTCAAAAGCATCACCGTTCCAAATAATTGCAAACGGTTTCATTTTTTTGGCTAGGTAAACAAATGCCCTGTGCATTACAGGGACGCTTCCAGGCCAATAATGTTGATCGCCAGCTACCAAGATAATACCGTTTTTGACTTCTAATTGAACCTCAACTCGATCGTCAGTAACGAGCATTGTTTGATCGTACTTTTTTCTATGTAACCTATCAAACGTAGGTAAAGTAATATTATATTTTTCCTCCATGTACCTACGTCTTCTCCGTACATTGGGTTCACGCATATCTAAATATTTTGCGACCTCAGATGTTGATTTAAATTTGTTCCATACATCTATAAATTCTTTATCAGAGCATTTTGGTCTCATATTCCGCCGTTCCATCCCATTTCTTTGCAAACTATCTCAGCAAGAGCCTCAAAGTTCGCATCGTGTAAGTGATGATCGCAGTCCGCGTTTTGTTCAAGCGCAGCATGGATCATTTCATGTGCGACTATCTTTAATATTTTTTCGATTGTTTTTGCTTTTTTATTTACTACAAGAACTTGGTCGGGCCAGTAATAAAGCCCCCAAAACTTATCCATGTTGAGAGCTTTAAACCTTACTTTAACAGGAAGTCGTATGTCTTTGAAAGCAGTCTTTTTTAAAAGATTGTAAGACGCTTTGATAGACTGTTCAGTAACAAGCATGTTACCCCGTTAGGTATAAATTTCTCTCGTCTTTGCGTCTTTTAACTAAACCAGGCAACTCTTTGCCAGCGGCTTTAGTCCACATCATAAACGAATCTGCGGCCCCCTCAAAATCGCCCCTATTATGTTTCATCCTGACACTAGACCTTTGAAGATTTCCTAGTCCTACGTTAAAACTAAAGGAAACCAGCGCATCAAAGCGAGACTGATTAAGATAATTAGGGCACAGTCGTAAAACACCCTGCTCAAAACGCCGTAAATCGTCTTTAAGGAGCTTGTCCACTTCATCTGGTGTCAGTACCCTATCCCAACCCTCTGGAACCGCCAAAGCCTTCCTATCCTCGAATTTGACGGATATATGAAAAGGGTCTATTACATGCCCAACTCCGACAGTCCACAAAAGGGCGGGACAACGGTATGGTTTTAACCTTATGCCTTCGTGATGCTTAATAACCTCAATGGCAGTAGGGCTAAAATTCATTTTTTGTTAAACGCCTGGGTTCCAAACCAAAACGCTACCACGGATGACCAGATAATCTGAGTCTCGTCATCCCAAAGCTGATCCAGGACAACGGTAAACTCCACCCCGTGTTTTAAAGCGTAGAAGAATCCGGCAACCTCAACAAAGCAAAATAGAATAAAAAGACCGTAGGTAATCGCAGGACGGACTGATGCGCGGAGATTGATAATCCACTGGCTTGCACCCTTACCGATCTCAATGTCGTGCTTATAGAGTGATTCTCGTTCCTGTACGGCAGTCTGCATGGCTATCTGATCGGTGCGAATTTCCTCTACTTTCTGTTGAGACAGAAACCCTAACTTCATTGCCTCGAGTTCTTTCTCGCGCTGCATCTGAGCAAGAGCTAACTCATGCTTTTTGTCTGACTTATCCTGGAAGAAGTCTAAGAGTTTAGGAAGACCACCGGCCAGGAAAGATACAAGAGTAGAAAATAAGGTAATCATTATTTAACCTTAATAGACTGAATTGCAATAATAATTCCACCGATAAATGTTCCAATAACAATCAATGGTTTTGCAAACTTAGCAAACCATTCGAGAACAATAAATGCGCCACTGGCGGCTTCAAAAGCCTTAACTATTCCAGCAGTATTTTCTTCAACCCTGTCCACTTTTTTTTCTACAGTTACAAGACGCTCGTATATCTCTCGGTGGCTGATTTCGTTCATGATTATTCTTCCTCACCACTAATAATTGCCGGAGTAATTCCTCGCTGAATAGCTGGATTCCATAATTGACTATTACTCATAACATTTAATACTTTATTGCGTTCAGATGTAGGAAGAATTGAAAGCAATTCATTAGCAGATTTTCCAGATTGCATTGCACTTTCTAATGCTTTGAATGTTGCCCTATTAACTTTTCCCTCAAAGTCTTTTAACGCTTCACGAATTATAGTAACCGGCCTATAAAGAATTGGGGGAATTGGAACACCTAACATTTTTGATTGATTTTCTGAAAGTATATCTACCAATCTTTGCCCACCTTTTTCTGCCATAAACT